CTTGGAAAGCTCCGTCTAATGTTTGTCGCAGACGAAATACCGGCATCATTACAACGGATTATTGAGTTCTTGAACAGTCAGATGGTAGATACCGAAGTTCTTGGTCTGGAAATCAAACAGTATGTTTCAAGCAACAAGCAGAGAACCCTTGTGCCAAAACTGATCGGTAAGACTGCCGCTGCAGTCCAGGTCAAGAAGACGAATAACTTCATTTGGACTGAAGAAATCTACCTGGAACAAGTCGAAAAAGTCAGTGGCGAAGCCGGCAGAATTGTTTGTGAAAAACTATTACAGGATTTCAAATCTTTGGGATGCAAAATCCGATGGGGCAAAGGACTTGTTCAGGGCGGATTCACTGTTTCAAGTTGCGGGAATCATGCGCATCGGCTTTGTTCTGTTTATTTCCACAAACATGATACGAAGGTCGAAATGCCTTTCAGTGAATACATCCCGCCCTATAATGATGGGGAGTATAAGAAATCTCTGATTGCAAAGCTCAACGCTATTGAAGGCTGCAACATTCCCAGCAATCCGTTACGGCCTTCTTTTGATTGCAGACTGCTGATAGACGGTTCCGCCTACGACAGATTTATTGCAATTATCAAAGACATGGTCAATGACATCAATTCATATGAGGCACAAGCTGAAAATTCCTTTTCGGCAAATTAACATCATACATAATTGGCCCACCCAGCGGTATTCGTTGGGTGGGTTTATCTATTTGTCTGAGCCTTGAGTTCTTCGGAGCGGAAGTATTCGATATCCTGCTCCATACGGAACAGCGCGTAGAGCTTCAGAGCTTCTTCCAATGTGTAATGGTGGTCAAGCTCCATCTTCGAGGCGAGCTTGGCTTTGATGAGGACATACATCCTCATTTCCAATTCGGAGAAGTAACTGAGGTCTAGTTCTCCGTACCGTTGGTACTCGGAGTCACCTTCTCCAGTAGACCTTGCAGGCCGCCAAATCGGGCTCCGAGCTTCTTGAAAAAACTGCCGAAGTTTAATCTGATGACCTCGAAGCAAAGGATGAACATATCCTGCAATTCGCCGCAGAAAATCTCGTTGGCCAGGTCCATCGTGAGGATTTCAGGTCGGCCTGTTTCGGGGTTTTCTACGGAAATATTCTTGTTGTCGATAAGGAGCTTCTTCATCAGCCGCTCGACCTTATCGCCGGAAATGGATGAAAATGCATCAGAAATTGCGGGAAGCGCAGTGTCGATTTCAACATCCATGATATTTTCAGTGTCATTGCCAACAATGGCAGAAAGGCCGGACAGGAGCGGAGAGACAAGCGCTGCCAGCTCACCGCTGAGATTCGCGGCCGTGAATGCGGCAAACGGGCGGATATAAAAGATGTTATCTCCAACCTGTTTGTCAAATACATCCATTCTTTTCATATTGATTACCTCCTGATTATGGGGCCGTCCCCCTTAGACTGCCCAATGTGGGGAATGGGGAGCAAGTGCTCCCCACCCGTTCAGAACATTACTCAGTCAGAATGCCTGCGCCAGTGTGAAGTTCCCACTCACGATTGGCGGACTCTCTGCCAAAGCCACGAGATGCGGGGCGGATCGGCCAAGCAGCTTCGGAGCTGAAAACCAAACCGCCCTTCAGGTCTTTCACCAGGATCGGGAACATGCCGTCGCCGGTCTTGATGTCCTGAGCCAGCTTCTGCTGGAGGAAGGAATTGCTGTCGGAAGTCTGAAGCACCGTCACCTTTACGATGTAGGTATCGTCGGGACTGATACTGCGAACGATTTCACCGTCACAGCCGACCTTCTTGGTAACGCCATCGCCGTTGGGGTCGATGGTAACGAAGGTGTCTTCGGCAAAGCCGGTTACGATGTGATTGCCCAGGGCAATTGTGACTTCCTTGGGGTTGTAAGTCTTAATCTGTCCCATCTGCAAATCCTCCTTTCTTACATTTCGTAGGTCAGGCTGCCGGTGATTTCAGCGAAATGAATTGCACCAGCCAGTCTGGCCTTAAACTTGCAGTTGTGGAGTTTGCGGCCTGCTCTATCCGCAGGAGCGATGCTGGAAGCCAGCGGGACAGAAGTAACAAAGCCGGGGATGGGGTTGCCATCCGCATCGAACTCGTCTTCTGCAATGCCGCCAACATTCTGACCGCGCTTCAGAGAGGCCATCATCTGGTTCTGAACCAGAGAAATACCAGCATCGGTGAAGGGCACCTTCGGGCGGGTAAGGAACAGATTTACGACAGCAACCTGCATATCGTTCTTCTGCCAGTCGCGGAAGCGGATAACGTCCGCCCACTCACCTGCCGCGACCTTGCCGTTCATACTGATGTTCTTGTTGCCGACCGTAATGAAGTAATTCAGATTGGCTTCCGCGAGGGCAGTCATTTCTGTCACGGTCAGCTCAGAGGGATAAACGGAAGCCAGAGTCTTGAACGCAGCAGTTTCACTGCCGGACTCATAGTTGAGCCACTTAGCAACCCAGGCGACGTTCATGTAGCGATTGGCTTCCGGGATATCATCTTCGGCCTGCTCGGGATTCTCGCGGCCGTAGATGCCCATGGAGCGGTAGTAAGCATTGCCGACAGTGGGAACGTCGGAATCTTCACCGGCGCCGAAGAAGCCCATTTCGGTGTAGCAGAACATCTTTTCCTGAGTTTCAATGCAGGCGGCGATGTCTTCGAACTTGGCGGGATCAACGCCGGCAGGGCAAAGAACATACCAGCCACTGGTCGCCAAAGCTCTCTGGACGGTGATGACAGGATCTTCCAGTTCAGCTTCGGGAGAATCGACCGGCTCCATTTCCTCAGGCTCAACGGCGACGGGAGGGGTGCTGGGATAATCGATGCTGATGACGTAGGTCACTTCAGGAGAGCCTTCCTTGAAAATCTTCATTTCAAAGACAACGGGCTCATCGCCCTTCTCAAGAGCCAGCAGGCGAGCATCGTACTCTGTCTGCTTGAAGTGACCGTAATGCTCTACGGTGATTCCGTCGATGGTGGCGGTATAGCCATTCTCGACGAACTCAGCCAGAGCCTGGAACAGACCGTGACCGTCTGCTTCAGCAAACGGGACAGTCAGGGTGACGTCAATACGGCGGGCGTCCAGATTCATGTCTACACTGCAACCGACCATTTCGTATGCACCGACATGATTGCCAAGCGCAGAATTCATGGCGGCGATCGTTTCCGCAGCAGCCTGAGCAGCCGCGGTGCGTCGCTGAGTTGCAATGTAGATGGTGTGAGGCGTGGGGCTCTGCGCGAATGCAACTCGTGCAGCAACACCGACAGGGTCAGCGCCATCGCCGCTTACGATAAAGCCGGCGTCAGACACTTCGTTGATGTTGGAATAAGCACCAACATCCGGTGCAGTGTGGTCTCCTTTCGGTGCAGGCCCTAAGATCAGGAGATTGTCAAAGCTCGTACCATCAACAATCGGAGTTGCGATGTCGATGTCAACATTGGCAATCAGATCAAAGTTTTTACTCATTGCCTGTTTCCTCCTTGATTTCAACTTCGGTAAAGTAGCCAGCATCTTTCTCGGCCAGTTCTTTGCTTCCACCGCCACTGGAGTTCCCGCTGAAGCTCGGGACGATGATGGAACCGTCATCTTCATTGTTCTTATAGCGGCCGGTCGAACTGGTCGTCGGTGCAGGCTCTTCGGATGTGTAACCGCCAGCTCCTTCCGGATAAAGGATGCTATCTTCATCGAGAACAGCAACAGAGCCAACGGTGCGCTGGGTGAAATAGAACAGGACATTCAGCCGAGAGCGATACTCATAGTTGTTGTCGTTCACCAAGCCGGTGAGGTCCTGTGCTTCACCATCGATCAGAATGCTGAAATCGTTTTTCTGGCACCATTCGATGGTGTAGGGTGAGCCCAGAAAATCAGCAAGGTCGAGGATGTCGTCCAACGCTGTGTTTTCATAGGCGATAATCGCACCTGTTTCATCATCGATCACGGGTTCTCCGTGAGTGAACAGGTCGATGGTAATGGAAATGCGGGACAGGTAATGGCCCACCAGATACCCGTCAACCATCTTGTAGACAGGGTTTTGATGGCGATTTACATTACCCGTGGTGATAGACACAAGAGGCAGTGCCGACTTTGCAACGCGGCTTTGCCGGGAAAAGATGACATCTGCACCGGAAAAGTAATCCTGCAAATACTGCCGGAAGAGGTTTTTCGCCTGAGATAACTTCATGCGCCGCCTCCCTCTGTGCCGCCTGAAGCCGGTATCGGAGCGCCCAACGGTGGCTCCAGATCTGTCGTTTTGCCGACATCCGTTGGGCAGAGAACGAACTGATAGTTGTAGTGCGCCAGGATCGTGTGATCCCACATCTGGCAACTCACACACTCATACCAGTCGTCGTGGTAATAGAGCAGATCGCCCTTCTGGTTCTGTTCTTCATTGGCTACTTTCAATTCGATTTCGCCGTGTGCCTCAAGGCGTTTAATGTGACGCTGGCCCTCAGGAAGAGCCTGCATTACATCAGAGCCGACAGGATGGACATTCAGGCTTGCCACAAAGTCTTCATTGCCGGAAACGAGATAGCCCTTGACTACGCGCTGTGTTCCGAACCGCCGAATCCAGTAGTTCTTGTTAAACAGTCTGATGTTCAAGGTCTCACTCCTTCTTGATGACGTAGTTGACGTTCTGTCGCATGAAGCCTGTGTCGATCAGAGGTTGCTCAGAACCTTTCTTCTTGATGGTGGATGGTGCGTTGGGTTCGAAGTCGCCGTTAACGATTTCCTCTTGTACCAGACCTCTCGCAAATACGCCGAGCTGTTTGAGAGCCTGCTCTGCGCTACCGCCGGTCGAAACCGTTTGATAAGCGTGAGCGCAAGCCTGTTTCAGTTCAGGTTCGTGATTTTCGAAGCTCTGCTTCATAAAAGGGCGCGGCGGCCTGTCGGAACTGCCAAACTCATTGTAGGCAGCTACATCGACCAGATCTGTGCCGTCTTCGTAGGCGTTCTCCCCTGCCTGAAAACCAACATGGATGGTGCTCTCAATGAGCTTGTTGATTTCAGCCATAAACTTTTTCCCCTCGGGGGTGAGTTTTGCACCTTCAAAATTGAAGTTTGCGGGCATGAGGTTTACACCTCCTCTTCACCACTAACATGAATCGGTACGATGACCGATCTGCGGAGCTGGAGATATTGGACGCCGTATACTGTCAGGCCGAGTTCGGCATCCGCTGCGAGGTTGGATGCCTGATTTGCTCCAAAGCTGATGCTACTGCCGCCCTCGGATACGCTTCCAACAGCGAAGCCGATGCCGATAGTT